TCTATCTCTCAAAACTTATAGGAAAAGTCGTTTACTAAGACTATACGTTTACTTTCCTATACGGTTTCTAAATCTATACGGTTCCTATACATATAGGTAGGCGCGTGTCAATTTGGAAACATGAAATCTATTTTTTTTGGCAGATTCAAATGTCAAAGGAATGAACCTGCATTTGTTGCCAAACAAGCTAGGGTTGAGTTTTGCATAGGGGGTTTTTGAAAAGCGGATTGACTGGCACCGGCAACAATGCGGTTTAAAAGGGTTTTAAGGGGTGTAGAAGGCGAGAAAAAGAAAAAGCCTGTACAGAGTACAGGCCAAGGGGAAAACGTCTTAAAACGCTTACATTGTCATAAGCTGTATCCAGCGTCCTTCGATTGGCAAATTAAGGGTTTCCGATTCTTCCAAGGTAAAAACATCGAAATTATCGTCATCAATCCAGCCGTGAGTGTTAGACCATAAAAGAGAAAAATCGTTTTCATTTTGGATAACGTAAGTATTTTGTGCGCTCATTGGTAGCCCCTTAGAATGACAGTAGAACGAAAAGAAACGCCCACATAACGGCAAGACCAAGTAAGCCGCCGACAATCTCAAGAATGATTTGCATGATTTGCCCCTTAATCAGCGTATGCGTTAAGTGTCCAGCCAGCCGGTAACTTGTCATTGCGGAAATACAAGCGAACGTCATAAACTTCAGCGTAAACATTGCACACGTCGCAAGTTTTGAAATCAGTGCCAGTAGGTTGGACATAGAATGTAGCTTCTGGCAATTGTTGCCACTGATCAACCCATTGGTCTAGCTGGATAACTTCGTGATCATCAAGGCCGGAATAGTCATCATTGATCAAGGCCGGTAGAAAATGCCCTGCTATTGCAAAATCATAGTAGTCATTAGTCATTGCTTGCCCCTTAGAAGGTTAGGAAACGGCACAAGGCGTGCCCGTATGCCCTGATCGGGCATACAGTCAAACCCTATGCCGCTATTGCTTCGGTTACTTGTTCAGTCTCATTCACTTGTTCACCCGTTAGATAATCCAAAGCATTTTGCGCTTTTGCTGCGGCTGAGAGAATGAATTTCTTATCATTCCGTAATGCTTGCAACCAATTTTCAATGTAGCCAGCATGCCGCAAATCCCCATCAATGCCGCATTTGGCGCAAAGCATAGCGGCACCGAGTTCAGCAACTAATTCCTCAAACGCATAATTTTCACTGCCGAATCTGGCTGGCGTGATGCGCTTTAATCGCTTTTCATGACCGCTTGCGTGTACTGATTCGTGTAGCAGGGTTGCATAGTAATTTTCGCGTGTATCAAAAGCCGCTTGTGGTGGCATCACAATGGCGTCAGTGCTAGGCCTGTAATAGGCAGAATCGCCTGCGTGCGTTAATCCGCCTGCTAATTGCAAGCGATTAACTATTTGATCCGCTTCGTCGCAAGGGTTCCAATCAACTGCAGGAATCTCAGGCATAGCAGGCAGTTCAATGCCGGAACATTGTTCAATGTTGAAAACATAGTAATGTTTGATAAAAGCATAGGCGGAAGTTACTGATTCACCCTTATCGCCAATTGTTTCCTTGCGGTGAACATTCCAGTAGACAACTGGCGTACCCTTTTGGTCTGCTAAGACAGTGCCGCCTAATTGCTGGGCCTGTTTGAACGTGACGTAATAGGGAACTGCAAAAGGCTGCATTGATAGCCAAAAGTGATTGATGCCCCTGTAAACCGTACCGCTAGCAGGATTGAACGGCATCCCCTGCCCCGGTTGCTGCTTGAGATACCGCCACGGTTTAACCCAAGGCGTAGCCCCTTTTTCTAGCTCTGAAATGATGCGGTCAGTGATTTGTTGTGCGATGTCGATTTTCATAATTAGCCCCTGTTAGGTTAGGAAAGCCGGATACGCTCCGGCAAGCGGTTTTGATGACTAGCTGCGCTCGTTGATGAAATCCCACACGCGAGTGTGATGAATGGTAGTTATCTCATTGACGATTCTGTCAGGTTGACCGCCTGAACGAATAACTGCCGGTTCAGTCACGTTAATCCAGCCGCCAATTAGCCCCGACACTTCTGCCTTGTAGCCATGCTTCTGCAGCTTTTCGATAGCGATTTCGACTAGTGTTTTCATTTGATGCCCCTTTGCTTAGTTAGGAATATGCACTGAGTGCATGTGTGTAAATATATATGAGTGTATGAGTTAACTCAAGGGGTTTCTCATATATACGTATATATATATTAGTTCTTATATACGGGTTCTTATATACGTATTCATATATACGGAAAGACACGGGCGAATGTGGATATATTGGCAACACTCGCGTGATACCAAAATGCTAATGTAGGGTATAGGGTTGCCATTGGTGCAATACATACTGGTAAACAATGGTTATTCATCATCAGTTGTTTTCCCGGCATTGGCGATTGCATGCAAGGGGTTAGGGCGGGGTCATTCGATAGCGTCATCACATGCGAATGATGCATTGTTGACATGGTTATGGACATGGCAATATTGTCCATCTGGTAACTGTCCATTTGGCAACACGATTGGACAGCGACCCCCGAGGTTGCGCGCCCTGTTCCGCTCCCCGCCCCAAGGAAAAAAGGGTTTTCCCCTTTCCGATTTATGCTACAGTTGGTTTACTGTATTAACGGAGGTGCGAATGTATGAAATAGATAGCGATGTACCGATGCCTGAGGTTAAGGTTCGGCATAACTACCCGCATGAGGCTTTGCAGGTGGGGGAGAGTTTCTTTGTGCCGGGTGGGAATATGAATGTCTTGTGCAATTACAACCGGATTCGGGGTAAGCGGTTGGAGAGGAAGTTTGTGTGCCGTCGGGAGGGTGACGGTATTCGGGTATGGCGAATTGAATAGGGAGGGGCTATGTTGAACGCAAAGAAGGCGCACGCCTTGTTGGATTATTTGAAGGATAGGTTTGGGTTGAGGAATGACCGAGAGTTAGCGCGGGAGTTAGGTGTGCAGTCGGGTTATGTCAGCCGGGTGCGGCATGGGCATTTGCCGGTCAGTGCGAGCTTGATGTTGGGAATCCACGATGTGTTTGGATTGGAGATTCATGAGATCAAGGATTTGGCGCAAAAGGCAGATGGACAGTCCTGACCGCTACAAAGAGGAACTATTGCTTTCGCGGACAGTCTTGCGGGATCAGATGAGGAAGGCAATAGCAGCATCAACGCCTGCTGCCAAGCGTGCTTTGGTTGCCGGTTGGAAAGAGGTGTTTCGACCTGAGATCGTGAAAGAGTTGCTGGCTGTGGCTAAAGACTACGAGGCGCGGTACAGGATTGCTAATTGGAACTTAGAGGGCTTTGATAATGAGCGACGTAAAACAAAAAAGTTTTGAAGACATTACAGTAGTTGCGATTTATGGCGATGGTCGGGGAAAGGTTGCGCTGCCAGCATTAAGAAAGACTGCCGAGGCCTTGCCCGGCTGCAAGTCTTTGTTGATTACCAACACCGAGTTAGACATCACGATGATGCACCAGAAGATCATTGCCGCACCCTTGGACTATCAGGCTTACTCCGAGTTTGTGATGTATAGCCTGCATAACTACATTGACACTGAGTACGCTTTGATTGTGCAGCACGATGGTTGGGCGTTGGATGCAAAGAATTGGAATGATGACTGGTTCAACTATGACTACATTGGTGGCCCTAGTCATGCAGCCCTAATGCCCAATGGGGAGTTCTCAACGCTCTACCAATGGTGTACGGATGGTAAGGACTACAAGGATGCGCTGATTGTGCAGAACGGTGGCTTCTCCTTGCGTAGTAAGAAGTTTCTGGAAGCGCCTTCCAAACACGGCATCATGCGCCGTAACTTTCCTGAAGCCATGTTGAACAATGAGGATGTGCAGCTCGGTTGCTTCCTGCGTCCTGCGATGGAAAAGGTGGGCATCAAGTATGCGCCACTGGAAGTGGCTAAGTATTTCTCGTTCGAACACTTTGGCCCCATTCACAATGGCATGAACTCGACCAAGATTTTTGGTCATCACAGCCGCTTTAGACAGTTGCTATCCAACGGTGAGATGCTCTACAAGTTGACTGAAGAGCAGCGTAAGCAAATCATGGGCGAGGAGCAAGCCTTTGCCATGTTTGAGAATCACTACGGATACACCATCCATGCAGTTTGATCGCAAGAGCTTCTACCGCTTCTGCCGCCAGTTAAGGATTGAGTCCAAAGAACAAGGCATGATCACCTTGGGTGAGCGACTGCTTGGCACCCAAACCTATGTCATGGATGAGGTAGCGCGTGGTCTGCAAGATGACATCCATTTCTTTGTGGTACTGAAAGGGCGTCAGCTTGGTATTACCACGATCTCCTTGGCGCTTGACCTTTACTGGCACTTCATCCATCCCGGTATGCAGGGAACGCTAACGACGGATACCGAAGAGAACCGAGAGCAGTTTAGAAGTACGCTCTCCATGTACATGGATGGCCTGCCCAAGCAGTACAAGATTCCACTGATGAGCCATAACCGCAATCAGTTGGTGCTACAAAACAGAAGCCGGATGTTCTATCAGGTGGCAGGTACAAGAGCCAAAGGTGGATTGGGTCGAGGCAAGGGCATTACCTTCTTGCATGGCACGGAAACGTCTTCATGGGGCGACGAGGAAGGCTTGGCGTCGCTCTTGGCATCCTTGGCTGAAACCAACCCGCTTCGCTACTATATGTTTGAGAGTACGGCGCGAGGCTTCAATATGTTCCACGATATGTGGACAACTGCCAAACGTGCGCGAACACAGAAAGCGATTTTCTGCGGCTGGTGGCGCAATCAGTTGTACATGGCTGATCCCAAGTCAGACATCTACAAGGTGTACTGGGATGGCAAACTTTCGCCCGAAGAGAAGGAATGGACGAAAGACATCAAGAAGATGTACAACTACGAGATCAACTCTCGGCAGATTGCTTGGTGGCGCTGGAAGCTGCACGAAGGTTTGAAGGACGATGGCCTGATGTATCAGGAATTCCCACCCACAGAGGACTACGCCTTTGTGATGACGGGAACCTCCTTCTTCTCTACCGCCCGTTGTACCGACGCCATGAAGGAAGCCAAGCGCTCACCCTTCATTCCCTATCGCTTTAGCATGGGTGCCAACTTCCAAGACACCACGCTAATCCAAAGTAGCGAACGATTGGCGACGTTAAAGATTTGGGAAGAGCCAGTACCCAACGCCTACTACGTCGTGGGCGCTGATCCTGCCTACGGATCGTCGGACTGGGCAGATCGTTTCTGCATTCAGGTCTTCCGCTGCTATGCCGACGGCATGGAACAGGTTGCAGAGTTTGCCACCTCGGAGTTAAATACCTTCCAATTCGCTTGGGTGATCTGCTATCTGGCTGGTGCTTATGGCAATTCCTTGCTGAACTTGGAAGTCAACGGCCCCGGACAGGCCGTGATTAACGAAATGAGGAACCTTAGAAGGCAGGCCATGTCGTTGCCACCGTCGGAAGCCCGACACCTGAGCGACGTTTTAGGCAATATGCAGCACTACCTGTGGCGGAGAAACGACAGTTTTGGAATTAGCAACAGTATTGGTTGGGTGACAACGCATTCTTCCAAGGAGCGAATGCTAAATTACCTGAAGGATTACTTCGAGCGCGGGATGCTAAAGGTGTATTCGGAAGAGTGCATTGACGAAATGAAGGGAATTGTGCGCGATGGAGGCACGATTGCCGCCACTGGTAGGTCAAAAGATGACCGTGTGATCGCGTCAGCATTAGCTACAGCCGCTTTTGCAGAGCAATTACAGCCTAGATTGATCGCAAACCGGGTAACTAGAGACAAAAAAGAGTCAAAAAGTGACGAAAATGAGCAAGGTGGGCAGGTTCAGGTACAAAAACAGGTGTCAAACTACCTAAAAGCACTGGGTTTTTGATGATTAAGGTACTTTCCATCACTGAAATCAAGCTAAGACTGCACAATATGCGTCTAAATCGCAAAAGAGGCTACTCAATGGCTGAGTTTGCGAAAATGGCAGGAGTGGACTATCGGAACATGAAAAAGGCCTTTTTTGAGCTAAAAATGCCTGTTTCTGAGACCACACAGCGCCGTATTTCCAAGGCTTTGACGGCTTTGGAGAACGGCGAGGCCGGTATGAGGATGGATATTGCAGGCCGGATGAAGCTGGACTACCACCCGCCAAAGGATTTTGGCAAAACGCTCAAGCGTGGCTACACGCTGGAGATGAATAACGGCAAAATTGGCTTGTCCGTTAAACCCATTAACAAGTACGATTATACAAAACCACATTTGTTAAAGAAGTGAGGGGCTAACATGAGTGTATTACATGATTACAAGTGTCCGGTGCATGGCTACTTTGAAAGTCGGCAGGCAGTATGTCCTTCCGGCTGCACCGATGTGCAGTTAGTGTTCTTGCAACCTGTCGGAATTGCCAGCGATTCAACGAAACATAATGACAAAACGCTAAAACAACTTGCGCTAGACTTCAAGATGAGCGATATTAAATCGACCAGAGAAGGTGAGGCGCAGCCGCCGCGCCATGCCACGCCTAATAATCCGTTCGCACCCCGTTGGGGATCGCCTGCGGAAGTGGGTGGCTACAACCTTAACTCGATTGCGGGTGAGTCAGTGTCAGGAATGCAGGCGGTCAAGCAAGCGGGTACGAATTTGAGTGGCCCGAAAGTGGGGTCTTACATTGCCGACCATGAGAATTTACAGATCAAATGAGAATTCCTGAAAGCCCAGTTGATCGCCAAGCGTTCTACATCGACATCATGAACAAGTGTCTGGTGTCTCAAGGTGAGCGCCAAGCACAATACTCCACCCTACGCTCCTACTACCTGTTCGGCGCTGATCAAAATTCACCGCCTGCGCACTTCAATAAAATCTATCCGCACATTGATCAACTGTCTGCCTTTATGTACTCGGCAGACACGACGCGCTTCTCTATCAAGATCGGCGCGTCTGTGCCTGAAGTGTTCAAAAAGAAAATCCCTGCACTCACCTCTGCGCTGCATGATTACTGGATGGCAAGCAATGCAGATCAAGTGTTTGGTCAGGCATTGAACTGGGCGTTTTGCTACAACTCCACCTTTGTCAAACTAATCTGGCGCAATGGTATCCACCCGTACATGGTGGAACCCGGCGTGTTTGGCGTGCTACGCGAAGACACACCGTACACAGACCGCCAAGAAGCAATGGTGCAAGAGTTTTACATGACGAAATCGGAACTCTACTCACGCCTGTACTCGCATGAAAAGCGTGATGAGATTCTAAGTCGCATTGCATTAGCTGAACAGCAAACCAAGAAGTACCCCGAAGGCGTTGAGCGCCTAGTGACTTCTGCAATTGATCCGACAATCTACGGTAACGTGCAAATGAATCTGGCTGGCAACATGACGTACACGCCACAGATTGCAGAGCCTACCGTCAAAATGCGGGAGCTTTGGATATACGACGATAAGGTGGATGATTACGTCTGCGTCACCATTGCTGATCCAGACATCGTCATCTATGATCGTGCATCCAAGAGCCTATTCTTACAAGGTGAGCAGCCGTTTGTACAAATCTGCCCATCGCCTCAATACGATTACTACTATGGTCAGTCTGAAACGCAGCGTCTTGTGTTCTTGCAAGAGATGCGTAATAAACGAACCGGACAGATACTCGAATTGCTGGACAAGCAGGTCAACC